TTACCTGAAAGCGAAAATCAAGGACATCCTTGCAGGGATTGACGGCACCGAAGATACCGCCGAAAGCTGGTGGGAAACTTCCACTGGTTACGAATTTGGGGCAAAGAAGCTGGCTGAAGTGCTGAAGGCGATTGATGACGAGGTGGTGGAATGATACTCGATAGAGGTGAATCATTCGGTGCATACTACGAGATACCAGACCCAGCAGATCCCAAGAGACTCTTTGGTATAGTCTGGGAGAATGCCTTCCCTTGTGGAACCTATACCAGGGGAGGCAAGACCTACGGTCTGACCTTTATCATTTTCTACAAAGATCTCTTCCCGGCAGATGACCACCCTGGGCATGGAGAATCTTTCGATACCTGCCCGCTGACCATGGACCGGCTGACCCCTGATATCTGCTTCAACCCGATGCTCAAGGGTGGTAAGCCTCCGAAGGTTCGGTTGAAACCAAAGATCAAGCAGCTTATCGAGTATGACGAATCACTTGGCCTGACTGGCTATGAGTTGATTGAGAAGCGGGCAGCGGTGATGGTGCCTGAGTTTATGGGCTTCACACTGGCAGATGTTATCGCTGATGCTCCTGAAGTCTGGCAGCCGACTGTTGGTGAAGAGGGGAATGAGGTTCCTAATGTGACGAAGTGCTCTGAGGAGAAAACGATATGAAAAAACTTTTGCTTGCAATCTTATTGCTACTGATTCCAATATCAGTCTCTGCAGCTCCAGGTTGGCAGCGCAATCTGACCGTTGAGTGGGGCTACGAGCCGCCTGCTGATATGTCTCACACTGGTTTTAAGCTCTATCAAGATGGCGCAGCAGTATGTACTTGGGCAACAGCTATTGTCAGGATTGGTTCCTGTGATGTGGTGCTGATAAAGAAAACCACATCATTCACGTTGACAGCAACGTTTGCTGATGGTGGAGAGTCCCCACACTCAGAGATTTACACGCTGAATGACTGGGGACCGAAACCGACGATTATTAAGGTTACGCCGAAGTGACCTTCTCTGAGAAGATCATATCAGGCATCCTCTGGAGTATTGCTATCCTGCTTATTGTTTCGCAACTCATTGGATGTGCACCACTGCCTGGAGGAAAGTTATTTCCAGGACTTACACATGAGACACAGTTACAAAATATTCCAGATTTGAAAATCCATAAGCTGTCGCTGCCTGCGTCTGCAGCAATTTGTCAGTGGGTGATGTTCAAGGAGCGGCCTATCTTTTCACTTATCTTTCTTGGTGGAATCTGGGCCTGTGCCGACGTTAGGCCGGACGGCAAAGGAGGTGTTCAATCCTGCGAGGTCTGGGCGCCGGGGTTTCTGCTGAAACATGAGCTTGAGCATTGCAAAGGATGGGCGGATAAATGGTATTGAAAACCAACTTAATATGGGGGAAGAGATGAAGAGACTTTTGGGAGTAGCCTTGGCTGTTGGCCTGTTGACGAGTTGTTCGGTAAATTACAGTCCGACTGAGGTCACATTTAACCAGAACACCGGCGGCGGAAACGGCACCATGAGGACCGATGCCAAGGGGCTCACGACTGCTAACACACCTACTCAGGATGCCAGCGGTTCGGCAGCGACTGAGGGTGCAATGGCTGCGCTTGGAGGTATCAAAGACGCAGTGGCCAACTTCATCCCGGCTGTAACGACGACTGAGACCACGACCACAACGACGCCGCTTGCGCCTCAGCCGGCCGCTCCCACCTTCCCCGACGTTGCTCCGCCGCTCGCCCCCACTGAAGAGATTGCCGAACCTATCGAGCCTGAAGGCCAGATCGAGGAGGTAGACTGATGCTCAGGTTGGTTCTGGCTATAGTTTTGTTCTGGACTTTACCAGTTAATGCTGTAACAATTCCACAGTCTCTTGATGAATGCAATGCACTTTGTACTCAGTATTTCCCAGGAAGTGTACCAGTTACTCCTCCCGTTACTCCTCCATCTGGCAATAAGATATTTCCACATGCGATTACTTTTGAACGATCAACTGATCAAGGCAACGGTTCTGCAGGGATTTTGTTCAGGACTTTACAAGCAGGATCGATTATTTATGTTTCAGTTAATGGTGAGGTTGCAAGATTAGGAGTTCCATATAAAGGTGCTCCAGTTTTCTTGTTGACAAAGTCTGGTGATCAATATGCAAGACCATTGAACTTTGTAATTAAGATGAATGATGGTGTGACTTATACTGCTAAGAGCGGAATAGCTGGTGATGCAACTGAGCCTGTAACTCCTGGAGTATATAAGAATAGCAAATCATACGGCTATTACAATGTAGCGAATAAACGACAGGCTTGGAGAATACCATCAAGGGGTGATTCTCTTGGGCCAGGGCCGGTTAAATTTACATTTTCGTCTGGTAAGACCTTCACGGTCAGAAGCACTGCAAAGAATTGCAGGGATCGAGAAGATACATGTAATCGCGACAGTAGAGCTGTAATGTATGGATTTGTGTTCAAGCCAGGCAATGGCCGGCCGAATGGCAAGGGTGATTCTGACATGGGAACATCACATGGTGGCATATATCTTCATGCGCCGTTCGGAGACATCAGTAAGTCCGTGTTGATGCAATGGTGATCTGTAAGCAATGTGGATATAAATATACTGGTCCAAGATGTCCTATATGTAATTATCCAAACGAAGACTGTGATTGATCCTTACCTCAACTTTCAGGAGAAAGTTATGCGGGTGATTGCGGAAGACAGTTTGCAGTTGTTCAAGAAAAATGATGAAGGTTTACATTTTGTCAAGGATCGATATTGCAAAGAACCTGGACCATGTTTTTCATTCGACGATCACGGCAGAGCCGGAGTGAGTTGTGATCGGTTTCGCTATCAACCAACAGGTGTAAAATTATGTGTCAAATTATAATTTTTCTCATTTTACTACTCACTTCGACAGCCAACGCTCGTTTAGCCACAGTTGTTAGTGTCACTGATGGTGATACAGTAAAAGTGGTTGATGAGACTGGACTAATTACTGTTCGACTTTATGGAATTGATTCGCCTGAAAAGAAACAAGCATTTGGTCTTGCAGCTAAAGATTTTGTTGAAGTTATGGTTAAAGGCAAAGTTGTTGATATTGCTCCAGTTGATGTTAAACATTATGATAGATATGGACGAACAGTTGCAGTTGTAATGCTTGGAACACAATGTGTGCAGGAACAGCTTTTGCTTGCTGGATATGCCTGGGTTTATCCTCAGTATTGCAAGAAGTCATTTTGTCAAGCCTGGGAAAAGTTACAAAGTATTTCAGCTGGCAACAGGGTGGGGCTATGGTCTGGACCTGCACCAGTGCGGCCGTGGGTTTGGAGGAAGAAATGAATTTTGTCAAGCTGTCTCATTATGGTGCTGATCTTACTGTTCCAGAGTTTCTAGTTCCACTCTGGCCACATGATCTTCCTCCTGAGAAGTGGCCTTCATTTCTTGGTGCTGGCCAAGGCTGGGGAGATAAGATAGTTCCTGATCATTTTGGTAAGGCTAGGCTTAATCCTGCAGGACTTTGTCATGATGTAGAATGGGCTGTATCAGTAAAGAATCTGTCTGCATTTTTAGGTGCTAATGGTAGGTTCTTCTTGAATTGTGTATCACTTATTCTTGCCTCAGATATGGATGTATGGCCTAAGATAAAGACCATGATTTTTGTTAGTGGATTGTATCTTACGGCAGTTAGTACTATAGGAATCTTATTCTTTTCTTGGTTCACTAAGGAACGAAAAGAAGATGTTGAGCCACTGCAGAATCCTATTGTAAAAGATAGATTAAGGAGATTGGCGATAGCGCGGAATAATCACTGGGCGAAGATTCTTGATACTCGGTTACCTGATAATGAAGATGCGCTTTATAGAGACGATGAAAGGACAATATAATGACCGAAGATTTGGAAGTTTATGCTGGTCACAGTTATGATGATCGTACAGGTCCTAGACGAAGATATAATCTTACTAATGAAGATCTTGAAGCAATAACTGCAATTGTTGAAGCTGTAATTTATAAGCAGCAGCATAATGATATGAATTGTAGATTTGCTGCTATTCAGCCTGGTGATTTAAAAGCAATGGTTGATGCACATAAGAAGTTCACGGTTATGATGGATGATAACAGAACGGTAATTAGAAGGTTTTTCCTAGTACTAATTTTGACTGGGGTAGCTGGCACAACGGTATATGGATATTGGTCAAAATTCGTCGATGCAGTTAAAAAAGTAACAGTAGGGAACTGATATGATACTTAAAGATGGTAGTGAAACTCGCGATCCTCGTTGTGGCTTGATCTTTCAAGCTGATCCTACTGCGCCAAATCTTCTTGCAGTTCCTCCGATTGATGATGGTATTGACTTACGATATCGAGAACTAATTAGTAAATATCGAGTAAAGAAATTTAAAGAACCTTTGCTTAATCAGGATAAGTGGAGTGCTTGCGGTGGATTTGGATTTGCAGCATTTCTTGAGCATGAACCTGGAATAAGAACTCTTGGTGATGAATGGGCTCTTGAGTTTTATTTCAGGTGTCAAGATAATGATCAGTGGCCAGGGTCTGAGCGCCCTGGATCAAAGCCAATTAGTTACGGAACTTCTCTTGCAGCAGTGATGCAGACTGCAAAGCAAGAAGGCTTGATTGAATCATATTGTCGAGCAAGCACAGTTGATGAAGTAATTCGTGGGATTGATTATTATGGTTCTGCCATACTTGGGCTAGAATGGACTGAGGGTATGATGTATCCTCGCGAAGTAGATGGACTGAGTACTCCTGGTGGAGAAGTAGTTGGTGGACACTGTACGGCTGGAACTTTTATTAATCTTCATCAAAACATTATCGGTGGTCCGAACTCATGGCCGGATTGGAACCTTTTGCGTAACGGCTATTGGGTGATGGATTTAGATGATTTTGCAGAAGTATTCATGAAACGTGGTGGTGAATGTGCGTTTGCAAGGAAGGCAATAGTATAAGTATGAAAGTTGATAATAAATTTTATGAATTTTTAACTTCTGTTGAGGGAAAATATAAACAAGTTTATCTTGATTCAGGTGGAGAGCCTACTATTGGTATTGGCCACTTGTTGACACTTTCTGAGCGTAGATCAGGCAAGATAATTATTGAAAAAACTGCAATAGAATATCGACACGGACTGACCGAACAACAGGTGATGGCTCTTTGTCTTCAGGATATTCGAGACGTGGTAAATGTAGTTAATCGAGTGGTCGTGGTGAGGATCTCGCAGAACCAATTCAATGCCTTGGTAAGCTTCGTTTTCAACATCGGTAATGAGGGGTTTAGGCAATCCACATTACTACGGTTACTTAATCAGGAGCGCTTCATTGATATTCCTACACAGATGCGTCGATGGAAATATGATAATGGAAAAGTAGTTCAAGGTTTAATTAATCGACGAGAAAAAGAAATTCAATTATGGTTATCATAAAGAAGGTAAGTAATGTCATATAAACCTGGTGATTATCTAGTAACTTGTGACCAATGCGGCTTTCAGCGTTATGCGTCTGAATGCAGAATGACTTGGGATAAGTTGTTTGTTTGTGCTGACACTTGTTGGGAAGAAAAGCATCCGCAATATACTGATCCAAAGCCATTAGGTGAGAAGCAAAGTGTTCCTGTACATAGGCCAGAACCAGAAGAAAATTTTATAACTACACCAATTACACCAGATGATCTTTAAGGATACTTATGACTACTTTTAGTGAATTAAAAAGTAAAGCTGATGTTCTTGTTGCTGATCCTTCTTTGACTGCTTCTTTAGGTGGCTTTATTAATCAAGGAGTTTCTGAAATTGCTGGTGGAATGCTTTCATTGTTGGATGGAATTGAAAATCCAATACCGAATGCACTTACGCCGCCGTTGCCTGAATTGTTTACTATAGGTACTGTGACTACTTCGACTACAGTTGCCTTTGTAGCTATGCCAACTAACTTTCATCGAGACTTACAGTTAGTAGTTTCACCTACAGGAAGTGAAATTGATATAGCACATTCGTTTATTGAGTTTGCAGAAACTTATCCCTTGCTGAATAAGGCAGGCAGAATTTCTGAGGCTATTGAACATGGAAGAAAATTATATTATCAAGGTATTCCTACAAGTGCTGAGACATTAACATTGCATTATTATAGAAAACCTGTTGATATGGTTGCTGATGCTGATGTGCCGGATGGAATTCCTTCACATTTACAAATATCTTTGTTGGTAAATTTTGCAGCATGGAAAGCCTGGGAACATATTGAAGATGGTATTGAAGGTGAAACACCAAATACTACTAGATTTAAAAACAGTTTTCTTAGTGCTATGAGAACACTTGAATTAACACTTCCATCTTATACTCGTGGATTAGCTCTTAGGTAATGTTATGAAACTTTCTATAATCAAGGGTTCTTCAGGACTACGAACACAGCCAGATCCATCAAGGTCTCCGTATTCTCAGGGACAGGGAGGATTTCCTGGGCAGATAGGATTGGTTGACCTAGCAGCATGCATGAACATTGACATTACTGATGGTAATATGATCATGCGAAGACGAGGAACTGTTAAGCGTGTTCCTGAGAATGCACACTCAGTATATCAGATTGGTCAGTATTGTTTGTTTGTGATAGATAATGGTTTGTGGTTGCTTAAGCCAGGCTTTTCAGGCTATGTGCAGATTGCTACCATTACTCCTGCTCCTGTCTGTTGTGAAGTGGTGGATGGTATTGGTTACTGGAGCAATGGGATACAGAAAGGCAAGATTGTTAATGGCGTTAATCAGCCTTGGACCAAAGCAACAACGGTTTATTCTAATAATCAAACAAGAATATATGAAGATCCGCCGATTGGAAATATCCTTGGTTATTGGAACGGTCGAATGTATGTTGCTGGTATAGCTGAAGATCGGAAAATAGTCAGATATTCTGAAGCATATGGACCTGATTTATTCGCACCGGCAGATGGATATCTCTCGCTTGAATCCGCAGTGACGATGGTAAGACCTGTTGCTGGAGGAATCTATGTTTCTGAATCAGACAAGACACATTTTGTTTCAGGTGATCAGTTGAAACCAGATTGGAAAGTAGTTGATAGTCAGTCTGCTTTGCCTTGGTCAAGCAAGCCAGCAGTTGGGGCAATGTCTATGGGGCAGGATGGAAATTACGTATGGCAGCCTGGAGGCAAGACCGAAGTTGCTTTCTGGCTGACTAATGAAGGCATCATGTTCGGTGATGCTACAGGCAATGTAACAAATATTACGGAGGGAAAAATTAACTTACTTCCCCCTTACACATCAGGTGCGATCCTAATTGATGGATCAACCTTACTCGCGCAGTTCATCAAATAAAGGAGACGTACAATGGCAATTCGATTCAGCACAAGTTTACGGACTAAAATGTATGGTTCTGATAGGGCGCTTGTCCATGCCGCTCTGGCAGGAAACAACATTAGTTTTGACAATGCCTCTGGAGAGATCAGGCACGCAGGTAATGGTCTGTTGACTGCTGGTTTTTTGGTTGGCGATAAGGTTCGAGCATTCGGTACAGCTAACAACAATACTACATTCACTGTTACTGCTGCTCTTGCAGGTGCTTTGACAGTTACTCCTGCTCCTACTACTGAGGCAGCTGGTACGATCTTCGCGCTTGCTGCTGCAACAGGTGGATCGCTTCGTGATGTTATGCGGAATTTTGTAATGCGCGAATATTCTGGTTCGCAGCCAGCGTCTCCTGATAATGCAGTAGGAACAGCTACCTTGCTGGTTGAATATACTAATAATGGCGGAACGTTTGCTCATGGTGCAGCTGCTAATGGATTGAATTTTGATGCAGCTTCAGCCAATGTTATTGCTACGGCAGCTGGAGAGACACCAAAAGGAACAGGACTTGCTAATGGTACTGCTGGTTGGATTCGACTGTGTGCTAATCCTGCTGATAATGGCTTGGCTTCTACTACTCTTGATAGAATTGATATGACAGTTGGAACAACTTCCGGGGTTGACGCTTTGGTTGCTACGACTGCGATTCAGCTTGGAAAAGTTTATTATCTCAATTCTGGTTCGTTTACTTTTCCGCTTCAGTATGGGGTGTAATCATGGCAGCCTCAGCATTTGCAGTATTCCATACATTCAAGGCGAGGTTGGGGCAGAAACTCATTGACCTCGACACTGACGATATCAAGTGCGCTCTGGTTGCCTCAACCTGGACTCCGAACCTGGCCACGCAGGCTAATTGGGCCGATATCAGTGCCAATGAGATCACTGGTGATGGTTACACCGCTGGTGGTCTTGCGGTAACAAATGAATCTTTCACCGATGCAGCAGGCACGGTGACATGGGACTGTGACGACCCATCATGGACCGCAGGGGCTTCCGGTATCGCTGCAAGGTATTGTGTTTTCTATGATAATACTGACGCAAACAAGACC